CCATTTCTCTATAGGACAAGTATTATGTGTTTCTAATGCTACAGCTAGCGAACATATGGTAGTAACAAATGTTTCAAGCCATGACCTTACAGTAGCAAGAGGTTTTAATGGAGGTTCAGCCCATGCAGATGATGTAGCTGTTTTTGTTCAAAGATCAAAAGAAGTCCGTTGGGGGTATAGTTCAAGTCAACCACATAAAGAACAACCAGCAGCTTCTAGAACATTGATATTAGATACAGGCGAAGAATATGTAATTAGAGCAGGTTCAAGCAAAGACTCAGATATGTTAAACGCTGATATGGGATTAAATAGTCATTATATATTATATTGGAATGATGAACATCCAAATGAATTTCAAATACAAACTATAATAGATTGGACATCTACAGACTTCCCTCAAGATTCAGTAGTGATAGCTATTATAAAGGGAGGAGCATCAAATCAAGATCAGGCTAATGGAGGAGATGTAGCTGAAGTACATACTTTTGCAACAAATCAGATGATCCCCACTACTTACAATATTAAATTTGTTGATGCAGACACAGAACATTCACATCTATTTCATTTCTAATTGATTATGCCTGCAAAAATACCCACAAAAACTAAAGTTATACGTTTTAAAACGAAAAATCCTTTTATGCGTACTAGTGAGATAGCCAAAAAAATGGGGTACACAAGAAGTTATGTACATAAAGTTTTAAAACAACATGAAATGAACACTAGAATTCCAAGTTTGTTAAGAAGTAGACCTGTATATTGCGTTCAATGTAAAAAATTAGCTAAAATAATTAAAAGAGGTTATCGTTATGATGCGAAAAAAGCAACGAAAACCTTCTGTTCTACTACTTGTAGAACAAATTATTATGAGATAGAATTAACATGTATTTATTGCGAAGAACCTTTTATAAAATTAAGGTCTCAAATAAAACAAGCTTACAAATCAGGCTCGAAAGGCATATTTTGTAGAAAAATCTGTGAAGTAAGATATAAAAAGTTTAAAGGTAAAGGTTAAAATGGAAATTACAGATACATTAGTTGAACAATGGGAACCTAAAATACATAGAATCTTAGCGACTACTTCAATTCAAGGTATGGATAAAGAAGATTTAGTACAAGAATTGAGAATAGTGATTGTAAAAGCAGCTAAAAAATTCAATCCCAACAAAAAAACTTCTTTCCATACTTACTTACATACAGCTATGATAAATACTATAAGAACTTTTATATCTCAAGCTCAGAAAAAAATACATGCTACTAGTATGGATAAGTTAATTATGTATAGTGAATCAGAGTATGTACCTTTTAAAATTTCTAAAGCTTTAGAAGACATAAGAGCTTCAGCCTTTATAGACGAGATTGAGATATTTGATATTCTAGATAATTTAAAGTTAACTGAAAAAGAAAAAAAGTACATAGAATTAAGATTTGAAGATTTAACAATGGTAGAAATTAGTGAGGATTTAGAAGAATCGGCTTATAGAGTTAGAAATAAAATTAGAAAGAAATTTGAAAACTTATACAAGGAGAAGATTGAACATGCCTCTTAAAAACAGAAAGGGAAGTGGGGGGTTTTACAAAAAAGAAGAAGCAGAAAAAAGAATATATACTATTATAGGCTACAATAAAAAAACAAATAAAACATGGGAACAGGAAAAAACTACAAGTTTTAAAATAGCTAAAGAATATGTTGACAACAATACAAAAGATGATGTAGAATACTATGTATATTTAAAAAATAATAGTAATAGAATAATATACCCAATAGGATAACAATGGAAAATAACGAGTTTATAGAATCAGGTTTAATTTTTAATTTAAATAGTAAAGTAGCTTTAAGAAAATTTAAATATTCTTCTTCAGATTTTGCTAAACACGGCAAAGTATTTAAATGGTTAAACACATATGTAGATGAAAATGGAGAATTTCCTCCCCACTCTTTATTACAAGAGAATTTCCCTGAACTTAATCCGGAAGCTGCAGACAATAACCTAGACTATTTAATTGGAGTCTTTAAAAATCAAGTTACTTTTAGAGGAGCTGTCAAAGCCTTTCAAAATAACAAAGAGTTATTACAAGAAAACCCTAAAAAAGCTATATCTCAAATAAGTTCTTTATTAGATGATGTTATGATTCATGGAGATGACGATATAGTAGAGTATGATAAAGGTAGCGATGAGAGATTTAAAGAGTGGATTAAAAGAAAAGAAGAGAAAGAAAACACGAAAAATGGTCTAAGAGGGGTAAAAACTCCTTTTAGTATGTTAAATAAGATGGGAGTAGGGTGGTTACCCGGAGAATTGATAGCGTTTTATGCTCGACCAACTGTAGGAAAAACTTGGATGTGTGTAGATATAGCAGCTACAGCAGTTAAAGAAGGGATTAAAACTTTATTAATCTCTACTGAAATGCCTGTAGAAGCTATAAGTTTAAGATTAGATGTTGTATTAGGACATAAAATGGGGTATACCTTTTCCCACACAGGTTTAAGAACAGGTGGAGAGATAGAAGAAGACCACTATAAAGAGTTTTTATCTAAGCAAGATTCTAAAAACCTATTAATATGTGATCATATAGAAGGAGAATCTAGTATATCTTTAGAAGGTATAGCTAGTTTAATTAGAAAATACACTCCTGAATTGGTGGTTTTAGATGGAATATATCTTGTAACTACTAAAAGTGGGAGTAAGAAACAAATGTGGGAGCAATCTCATTCTTTGTTTTATGGAATTAAAAACCTTTCATTATCCTTTAATATTCCAATAGTTGTTTCTACTCAAGCTACTAGAGAAGCAGCCGATACTGCAGCATTTCCAAGACCTGAACATGTAGCTTTTGGCGATGCTTTAATTAGAGCTGCAGATGTAGCCATTGCGATGAGAAAACCTGAATCAGGAATATCTGAGATAAGTTTATCAAGTCAACAAGAAGATAGAAAACGAGACATTAAATTTCAAAAGTATAGAGATGGTGAATTACCATCCTATCAAGTAAGTTTAAAATGGGATGTGGACAAAGGTATAATTGAAGAGTATAATAAATATGAGAATGATTATTAAAGAGAAGTTAAAGGAGTAAATATGCTTAGAATGATTTTTAAGTACAGAAGTATTCTTCCGGAGCTCTTAGATTTAGTAGAAGTATCAGTTGCAAGTATGCAGGATGGTAAAATTTCTTCTAAAGAAAGAAGTGCTTTAATGAAGAAGTTTTGGGCTTTAGTAAAAGCTTTAGAAACATCAGCTAAGAAATAAGTAAATGGCTGATTGGACATCAACATTATTGAATATAGGAATAAATGTTCCTCTAGATAGAGATCAGTTCTCAATTCTATGCCCTTTTCATGATGATCAAAGGTCTTCTTGTTCTATCAATGTAGAAAAAGAAGCTTGGATTTGTTTCGCAGGTTGTGGATCAGGTTCATTAAAGACCTTTGCAGAGAAGTTAGGATATAATGTTGACATTGAATATGATGTAAATTTATTTGATGAGTTCTATGAACCTGAAGAAGAAGGAGAGTTACAAGAAGTTTCTCTACCTGAAGATTTTATATCGGAATCCTATCCAAATTGGATATTCGATAGAGGATTTGACGAGGAAACCTTATTCAAATGGGGATGTGGAACGAATAAATATAATGATTTAATCATACCTATATATGATAATAGAAGTAGATTAGTAGGTTGGGTTACTAGAAGAGTTAATGCAACTCCTAAATATCTATATTCGTATGGGTTAAAGAAATCTTTAGTTTTATTCGGTTCAAATAGAATTAAAAGTACTGATTATGTTTGTATTACCGAAGGTATTTTAGATGCCATGTGGTTAGACAAGCATGAACATCCTTCAGTAGCCATACTAGGAGCTCATTTATCTAGAAAGCAGGCAGACTTATTAGTAAATTTGCCTACACAAGAACTAGTTCTTTGTTTAGATAGTGATGAAACAGGTAAAAAAGCTACTGATTATGCCTTGACAACGCTTTCTGAGGATGTTATAGTATCATTAATAGATTTACCAAAGCAGTTTAAAGATGTTCAAGAAATAAAAAACAAAGTAACATTAAATACAATTATTAATAAAAGAAATTTTTGGTAAAAATAGGAGACAAATATGAGTGGAATAGCACGAATACAATCAAGAATACAAGAAAGATTACAAACCCAAAACGTAGACACAAAAGAATACTTTTTAAGAGCTGGAGACCAAGTTTTTCTCTCTGCAGCAGGAGATGGTAAAGAAGGAGACCCTTTCGTTTCTGAAATACAGATGCTGACTTGGAGAGAAGGTAACAGATTTAAAAGCGTTTTAATAACAGAAAACGATGATGTCGATAAAATTAGAGTGGCTTTAAATGTGCCTGAAGATTCTAGAGTTCAAAAGAAATTTGCAATGTGGACATACATATATGAAGCTTTGCATGTAGAAAAAAGAGTAGATAGTTGGACAGCATTAGAAGGCCCTAGTGGTAAAACCCTATATAAAGAAGAACTTAATGATTTTAGAATAATGTCCTTGCCTTTTGGAAGAGGTGGATATCTTTGGAATCAATTAGTAGATATCTTTGAAGAATGGGGAAGCCTTAATAAAGGTGTAATACGAATAAAAAGAGATGGAACAGGATTAGATACTACTTATAGTATAGCAGCTTCTACTAGAGAACTTAGCAATCCTGATAAAGATACTTCAGAATTAGTATCTGTAGACGAATATTTTAAAAATAGATATTCTGCAGATATTGGAACTGATTCTTCAGGTAAAAAATCTGAGGATTTAAGCCTGTTTGAATGATAGTAAATACAGAAAATTATCAAGAAGTTATTGATAAAATTCTCCCAAAGAAATCATGGATAGTAGATGTCGAAACCAATGGTTTAGACCCATTTCACGTTAACCGATTATGTGGAATAGGAATAGGAACAGAGGAAGGAGATACTTATTACTTTCCCTTTCGACATCAACAGGGTGGGAATCTAATTATCAAGAAATATTTGAAACCTTTAATAGAGGTTATGAGTCAGAGAGAGACTCTAATCGGATATAACATTAAATTCGATTTAAAATTTCTAGAATTGGAAGGATTAGATACCGACAATATTAAACTAGTTGATGTCTTAGTAATGGTACGTTTAACTGAACCTACTACTATTCGTGATTTAGATTTAACTTCTACAATATTTAGAAGTTATGGGGAAAAAGCAGCTTCATACGACATAGAAACCAAGAAGATTTTAAAGTCTAATAAATGGCACAAGGATTTTTCTTTAGCTCCTGTAGATATACTAGGGGAATATTGCGAGCAAGATGTGAAATGGACTGCTAAATTACATGAAGATAGAATGCTAGATATAAAAGAAACTGATCAAATAGAATTATTTGAAGCACAATGTGAATTAACAAGAGTATTAAATCACATGGAAAGAACAGGTATTCCAATTGATCTAAAGTATGCAAAAGATTTGATAGATAAATTAGAAGCTAGAAAACAAGAGGTAGAAAAACAAGTTAAAGTTTTACTAGACGATCCTGAAATAAATATAGGGAGTACTAAACAGCTAGGAGAAGCTCTTAATAAAAGAGGAATTAAATCCCCTGTAAAGACTCCTAAAGGAAAACAGTCTTGGAGTGAAGAAGCTTTAGCTAGGATAAACAATCCTATTGCTGGGTTAGTAAGACAGTATAGAACTTTGGAAAAATTAAAAAGTACTTATGTAGAATCTTTAATAGAACCCTATGAAATTCCTATTCTACATTCTTCTTTCTGTAATTGGGGCACTTTAACAGGCAGACTATCGTCTAGAGACCCTAACCTACAAAACATACCTAGAAATCATTTCAAATTATCTAATAGAAAGTTTGATACTGACGAAAGACAAGATATCATAAAAAGAATAAATGCTTCTCTGACTTCTAAGGGAGGAGAACCTATTGAAAATTTAGATGATGAAGTATTAGATACTTGGGGATTTATAGGAGATGAGTCTTTTGACGAAACAGATACTAAAGAAATATCTATTAGAAGGTTATTTGTACCTAGAAAAGACTACACTTTAGTTTCTTTTGATTACTCTCAAATGGAAGTAAGGGTATTTTTAAGCTATTTGAAAAATCCAAAATTTGACGACTTACTAAAGAAAGGAGATTTAGATTTTCATTCCGAAGCAGCTAAGTTAGCTTTTAATATCTCAGAGAACCATGTAGATTTTAAAACTTATAGACAAGCTGCTAAAGCTATTACCTTTGGAATTATATATGGAATAGGAAATAAAAAATTAGCCACACAATTAGGGGCTACAGTAGAAGAAGCAAAGAAATATAAAAAAGATTATTTTAAGAATATTGAAGGTTCAAGAGACTTTATTAATGGTGTAATGCAAGCAGTTTTAGATAGAGGATATTTATATAATAAGTATAAAAGGTTTTATGCTATTGAATCAAAATATGCTTACAAAGGAGTAAACT